AGTACTGTTTTGAATCGAAGGATCTGCATTATCAATTGATTTTGTTAATTGTGAATGTCTGAATACACCATCAAACTTATTTAAGTTATTGAAATTATAATCACTAATAGTATCTCTTACAACCGATTGTAAATCAGAACTAGATCTATCTGTAAGGTTAGGGTTATATTTAATGAATACATCTAATTCTAAATAAGTAAAGTTTGGATCTAAAATCTCTGGGGTAATACTAACTACGTTCTTACCTTTTAATATTGTATCTTTAATCTCATTTTTCTCTGCTGTAGTTAATACTGTAGATGTAAGAGGTTTAATAGCTATATAAGCTTTACCGTAATCAGGTGGATCATTATCCTCTCCACCCCACGTTGATATAGAATCGATATTACTAAACGATCTTTTAATAATAGCAGAATAGTCATCAGATGTCACTGCTCTGTTTTGTGATGTAAATGTAAGTGGTGCATTGAATCGAATACTTTCTGTTGTTTCTGAATCAACACCTCCAGCTGCTTTAGATACTGTTGTAACTGCGACTGTACTAAATCCACCAATATTATCTACAGTAAATATCTCAGCATTATTTGCATCTTTACCATTTGTGAAGATATAATCTAAAGTAACAATATTATTATTGATTGGTTTATATCCTGTTACACCATCACCAAAATATATTTCGAAATATTCATTTGAGTTTTCTTGTAAATAATATGTCTTAGTTTCAGAATTAACATTCTTTAAAGATTCAAACTGTGTGTAAATATCAAATGCTGTACTTTCTTCGTTGTCTTGTACACGAACTCTAAGTGTAGAAGTATCTGCATCCTTATCCGATAACTGAAACTTTTGATTTTCTATATCGTTATCAACTCTATATTTTAAAGTTTTAAATGTTCCTTCTGCTATAGTAATATCAGAGAAAGTAAATGTGTTGTTTGATATAGTTGCCGTATGATTATCTAAAACAACAAACTGAAATTCTTCTCCTCCAATCGGAGTAGTTAATTTTGTTCCTCTTGGAAGAGTAAGAGTCGTTGGGATAACTCCGCTTTCTCCTGCTACATTCACAACCATATTTACTTTTGCTCTTGCAGCTAATATCGATCTTGGAATATAACCTAGTAATTTAGCACGGGTAACAACGTTGCCTCTTATTTGTGCTGAATCTAAGAATGCTTCATTTAAACTAAAGTGAGCATTCATTGCATTGTAATGTGTATTATATGCTAGAACATCTAGTAATACACTCATGCCTGATCCATCAAAGTCATAGTCATTAAACTCTGATTGTGTCTTTAAGAAATTCTTTAGATTCGTTTTAATCTGATCGAAATCTAATTCCGTGACTTTTAAATTTGTTGCCATTTTATCTTAACCTTCTTAGTAATATCTCTACAGTATCATCTGTATCATTTTCTTTTATTAAAAACTTAACAGTCAACCTGTAAGCATTTTGATCTGATAAATCATTTAGTCCAATAGATAATACTTTTACCCTTGGTTCATAATCTCTAAGAACTCTTTTTATATTATCTTTTATAGCTATCCTTGTAATAGCATCTGCTGGTTCAAACAATAAACCTCTTAAGTTAGCTCCAAGTTGTGGCTGGAACGGTCTTTCAAAAGCATTTGTTATTAATAAGTTCTTAACAGCATTCTTTACCGCATTATCATCCTTTAATACGTTAATATCTTTTCGTATAGGGTGAATTAGTAATGAAAGATCTAAATCTCTATGAGGTTTATTTTTACTAACTACACTAGACTTCTTTCCAGTACTTATTGACCAATCAGATTGTATTAAAGGTGATGTTTGTGTTGTCATATATCTATTTATACGCTATTAAGCGATCTTTTCTTTTATTAGGTCAACAAATAATTTAGCTGCAGTGGCTAAGTCTTCTGCATCAGAATATTCTGGGCCAAGTGCTTCTTTTGCTTGGGTATATTTTAATTCTAATATTTGACCTTCTTTTCTAAATGCAAAATATACATACGTATTTAAGAAGTGTGCTTTATCTTCTTGGTGTTTTGCAAAGTCATAATGTCTCCACTTAAGATCATCAAATGTACTTCCTCCTAATTCAGAAAGTTGTATATAAAGCTCATTCTCAGTTAACTCAAAATATCTTTCTCTTAAATATCCAGAAACATCTAGAGCATTTGTCTTTGACCTAATCTGACCTCTTGCAAGCATCACTGCGTGTTTTATTACCTTTAAACTTAATTCATCTTTATCTGGTTCAATAACTGGCTTTGGTTCTGGCTTAGCTGGTTCTGCTTCTGGTACTTTAGATTCTGCTGGAACTACAGTTGCAACCCCATCAATTGTTTCTACGTTTGGTATAGTACTACATATAGCTGAAGCATCAACACTAGGAGGAAAAGAGTCCAATCCTAAAGAACTTATTAAACTATCTAAGTCTGGAACTGCTGATCCCATACTTGCTTTTAGTTCTGCAATCTTTGTAGCTAATCCAGCTGCAGATGTTATATCACCAAGTTTTAATAAATCACCTTGTAAGCTAGGAACTTCTGGTAAGACAGGAACAAAAGAACTAAGATCAGCTTTTAGTTCATTTACTTTACCTTGCATAGAAGCTAAACCATCTTTACCCTGTTCTAAAAGAGTATCAAGTTCTTTTTGTTTATCCTTTACGCCTTTCAGTAATGTATTTTCTGAACAACTCATAATTATCCTACCGGTAATCCTACATCCACGTTAGCATCGCCATCAGGAGCTGTTCCACCAGTTTGTGGGTGAATGTGTTGTGTTTGTGTTATATCATTAACTGTTATCTCACCAGCATTGTACACGAGCGCTGCGGTAGCGCACGTAAGCGTATGCGTACCATCTATATCTTCTGTTAAGTTTCCAGTAGTACCAAACTTCATATTGCCACCTGAAGCAACTGCAAAGTCACTTACTGAACTCTGAGAATATTTACCACCGGCAAATAAGGATATATTATTGTAAGCTGTATTAGAATAGTTATTTGTTGTATTAATAACATAATCATTTCCAATAGTAGTTAATGCATCGTTTGTTATATTTAAATTTAAATCATTTAATACTGTAAGGTTATCATTAATACCAATATTAGTACTTCTATTTCTTTGTATCTCTGTTTCGTAATTACCACCAATCTTAACTTGTTTACTTCCTTTCACATTTATGGTATAATCTTTTTCTACTTCTAAATGGTAATTACCGTATACTAATTGACGGACATCACCATCAACAGTCATATTCATATTACCTTTTATGTGAATATTTTTATTATTTAAAACAACTTCATAATCATCACCAATTATTTTTACTTGTCTCGTTCCATCATTATAGATTTCTTCGTATGAACCAGATGCGTGTTGTCGATTTAATCTTTCACTTCCTGGAGTATCATCTATTTCAAATATATGGCCAGATTCTGTTTCGTTTACTTTATTATATGGATATTCTGGAACATGATTGTTTAAAGCAGCTAATTGATTCCAAGTACTTTCTGCATAATAGCTATCTGCTTGGTCTGGAGCAACTGTTGAAACCTTTGGTGGTACTGCAGTTTTTACTGGATCAACTGTTGTTCCTTGTTTTCTTCCCTGAAATGATTCTCCAGTTTGATAAGTACTTTTTCTTGCTGATTTATTAACATCACTCTGGTCTACATATTCACCACGAGGAAAAGAACGAGAACTAAATCCTAAATTTGTATCTCTTGCTGAACTTTTAGAGGCTATGCTTCCCATAATGATAGGATCTTGGGCACTTGGTCCATCTCTGAAGAACCCAACTACCCAGGAACCTTCCATTAACCCATGCGGGGTATCACCTACTCCTGAGGTACCACTCGCTGTTGTTGGCATCATAACTGTTGCCCACGGAAGATCTTCTGTTGGTAATATTCCTTTATCATCGGTGTGGAATCCAAAGCATCGGACTCTACATCTATTCATTTCTTCAGGATCTCTTCTATCTTCGACTACACCTGTGAACCATGCAAAGGCTCCATCTATAAACATATCATTACGCATCAACACTTACCTCACTTGAATCTCTTTGGATTGTTACTTTCATTTTATAATAATCATCGAATGTATGAACTACCCTTGTAACTAAATAATCACTTGAATTATATTTATCAATCATCACTGGTGGTAGTTCTGCAGCTTCTACTGTTGTTGGCTTAACTGTTTTTATGTTTACCTTTGAACCAACTTGTAAACCAAAATCACCATTTAATGATATTTGATGTGTATTAAATCCCATTGTATTTAAATGTGATTCAGATTTTAATATAGTAGTATGAGTTGGACTATGATAATTTGCATGATTGTCAAAGGCTTTACTATTTAATGATATAAAATAATTCTTTGCCCCTTTTAATTCAGATAGATTTCTATCCAGAATTTTATGCTCATCACTAAACGGTTTATTTGCATTTAGTTTTTTAGGGTCGGCGTTATCGTAATTGAAAAACGTTTTTTGGTATTTCTTATTAGATATATCGAGAGAATGAAGCGTGGCCGCGTACGCACCAGCGCCCACATCGTTTAATTTTCCCATAGATAAATCACTTCCAAATACTTCTATTCTTTGTCTTAGTTCATCATAAGCACCTGATGTGCCAATGTCGTGATCGAAATATGGTATAAAGTCATATTCTTCGTATGCCTCTTGTGCATATAAATTTTCTAATGAATTAAACTGTATCCCATCTTGTAAGGTATCATAAAAGAAATATGGAGTACCATTGTCAAATGCATTCTTTAATAACCAATTCACAGCTTGTATCGGTCTTATTGTTGGATATACACCTTTAATAATTTGTTTTGTGTCAAGATTAAATTCACCTTTCTTTATTTGCAAATCCCTTGTGCATATATCTTTTACTAATTTACCTATTGAACCTTGAAATGATCTTTGTAATACTTTTGCTTGATTATTATATAAATGTTCTGATACTATTCTAAATTTATAAAATTGTTTACTTGGACCAGATCTTATAAAATTAAATACCTCTGCAATGTATAAGTTTAGGTCTAATTTAGAAATTGTTTCTTTAGTCCCACCAATTGGAGTTCTTTTTATTCTAATTTCAATCTTTTCATTACCAGATATTTTTTGTTCTTCATAAAAGTTAGCAGCATCTTGTATAAATATTACTCCTTCGATAAAAGGGTGGTTTAAATCTTCAATTAACTCTATCTTCTGAATAAAAGCTTTTATATCAACTATATTCCCAGCATTGCTATGGAATTTTACATGCTCTATTAAATAGGAATCTGGGGATACTATTCCCTCAGCGCCTTCAACAGCTCTACTACTTGTACTAGACATTTAATAATCTCTCAAACTCATCTACAAATCTATCAATATATGTAGGATCAATTACTCGTATCTTAGATCTTTTCTCGTTTAATTCATTAACATAAGAACGGTTTGTTTTATAGGATAAAGTACCAGAAGCTTCTCCACCTTGTATAAATTCTCCATTCGTTTGATACCTTTCTTCTTTATCCCCTGTTGTAAAGTAATGATGTGGTGCTTCTGCATATTTAAATGCTTGATATGTACCAATCGAATCTCCTGATTTTGATCCGACTAATAACTCAGTACCTCCGGATATAGCATTTGGATCTCCAAGTGGTGCATTAGAATTTACCTCTTGAATTATTAATTGATTCATGTCAACATTCTTTTTTGTAAGTGTTCCGCTGAATCCAGATATAGAACCAGTAATTGTTTCACCTAAAGTAAATGCACCGTCTGAAACATTTGGTACTGATCCAGCTAAACTATCTTGGAAGCTTGTTATAATTCCATCTGTGTTTCTAACAATAGTTGGATTAGTTGTGATGGCATATCCCTCATATTCTTTTTCCATATAGTCAAATAAATCTTCTTGTGACATTGGCCAAGCTCTTGTACCATCATGTAAGTCATCATTTATAACAAAGAATGTCCAATAGTAATTTGGATTGTCATATAGTCTTTGTGAAACTATATCCGGTCTTTCCCCGTTTTTAATTTCATAGAATGTGTATGCTGAAGAGTTATCTATAAATTCTCTTAAAGGTCTTACGCTTCGATATATGTTAACTACATTTGTTATAACCCCATTCCTTTCGAAGTCATATTGTATTTTAGGGAACTGTTTAAAAAATGCCATAATTTACCTCTATGAAGATTTGCCGCTAGAAGAATCCGCCTGATAGGATCCTGGTCTACTATAATCATAACTTGGATCTGAATCTGAAGCACTCTCTGTATATACATCGTGTCTTGTAAGTTGTTTTGTTTCTGAAAAGCTTAATGATAATTCCATTGCTGTTGGTTGTCCATCTATAAAGAATGAATTACCTTCTGGATTCATTGTTGCACCAACACCGGTTAAATAGCAATCGTGAATCATTGGCATGTATTTGTTTTCTTCTTCGCCAACAAAGAATTGTATTTTAAATTTAGGTGGATACTTTAAAGAAAATAAACCTGCCTTTTTAGGATATAGGTATTTTCTAAAGAAGTTTTCTATACGTCTAGAATCTTCTGCTTCTTCTTTTGATTCAGGTACTAGTTGAAATGTGAATTCGAACTCTCTTAATGATACGCCTTCGAATGCTAATGCTGTTTGTGGATTAAATGCTACACCTTGTTGCATTGCTGCTTTTGCACTTAGTCCTCCAACATCACCAGTTATACCTTCAATAGCTTTTAAAGTCATAACAGTTGCATCAGCTGTTTCCATACCAGCTAAAGCGTCCTTTGATTTATTTAAATTAGATTTTACGGTGTTAGCAGCTGTTAATGCACCTAAGTCGACACCAGTATATGAAGCACCATCTTTCACAGCAAAGTTTGATGGAATGAATAAATGAATCCTATCTATTTCAGTCGGGTCTGGTTTATGCTCGCCGGTTAAAGAAAAACCAATATGTGGCTTTCCGTTATCCGCATCTAAGCGTAATGATCTTGGAAAAGTTAATATAGAAGCCATATAAATACCTGTATAAAATTAATAATTATAGGTTTATTTATATGAGTTACAAAGGCAAATACACAATAAAAAACAAATCTAAATATGCAGGTGATTCCAACAAGGTTGTATACAGATCTTTGTGGGAAAGACAAGCATTTAGATGGTGCGAAGATAACCCAAATATAAAATTTTGGAATAGTGAAGAGGTAGTTATACCATATAAGTATCAAGTTGATGGAAAATTACACAGGTATTATGTGGATTTACTTATAGAAATGAAGAATGGTGACGTATACCTTATTGAAATTAAACCTAAAAAAGACACAGTTCCACCTAAAGCAAAGAGAAAAACAAAGAAACATCTAAGAGAAGTAACAACATTTATTAAAAATACAGATAAATGGAATGCTGCTAACCAATTTGCTGAAAAGAAAGGGTGGAAATTCCAGGTGTGGACAGAAGATACTTTAAAGAATTTAGGGATCAAACTACTAACAGGAAAGCATAAATAGTACTATGGCAAGTTTATTTGATACCTTACAAGCTCAAGCGTTCCGTGCAGGTGTCACGGCTAGGACGAATGCTAGTAAGAAATGGTTTCAGGCAAACGTTAAAAAATTAGGGCAGGTAAATCGTACATCTTTATTAAAAGATGATGCATTAGAACCATCATCTAGAAACATTGCTGGTAACATGTACATGTATTTTTATGATCCAAAATGGAAAGATCAACTACCATACTATGATAGGTTTCCATTAACTATAATGGTTGAACCAGCACCTGGTGGTTTCTATGGATTAAATTTACATTATTTAAAGCCAACAATACGTGCAGCTTTCTTAGATGAATTAATGAAAACAGCGCCACAAAAGATTACAGACAAAAGTAGAATTAGAGCAAGATATAAATTGTTAGCAAGCAGTAAAAAATATAAAGAATTTAAACCGTGTTTTAAACATTATTTAACAGAACACGTTAAATCTAAATTAGTTAGAGTACCTATGTCCGAATGGGAAGTAGCTATATTCTTACCAACAGAACAATTTGTTAAGAAAGGCAAAGCTGCTATCTGGGCTGATTCTAATAAAATTAGCAGGAGCTAATAATGAATATAGATAATTTAAAATCAACAATATCAAAGAAAGGTGGATTAGCTCCATCAAATAGATTTAATGTTATATTTGCACCACCTGCAGTTTCTTTGTTAAATCTAAATGTAGAAAATATAATCGGGTCAGTTATTTCAGGTAATTTTAATGCTGGTAATTTATTAAACGATCCAAGGGATATATCCATACTCTGTAAATCAGTTACATTACCAGGAAGAACACTTTCTACATTCGAACATGGCCACGACAGACAACAAAACAAATACCCATATACATTTATTGATGAGGATGTAACAATGACATTCCATTTAACAAATGATTATTATATGAGAAATATGCTTGAGCAATGGCAGTCAGGCATATTTAATACCGAATCGTATATCACAGGATTTAAAAATGATTATTCTGTGGATGTGATAATCCAGCAATTGAACCAGAAGAATATTCCGGTTTATGGAGTTAAGTTAGAAAAAGCTTATCCTGTTTCTTATGAATCGATAACTTTAGATAACAGCTCTGAAAATGCTGTAAATGAAATGAGCGTAACTTTTGCTTACAACAAGTTTGTACCAGAAGGACCATTGAGTTCTACTGGATCAGCAATAAGAAGCGCAATTGATAGTATACTATAGGAGATAAAATATTATGGCTTTGCCAGTAGTGAAAGGCTCTCGTTATACGACGATATTACCGTCGACCGGAGCCGAAATTGAATACAGACCTTATAATGTAGGGGAAGAAAAGCTATTAATGGTAGCTTTAGAATCGAAAGATCAAGCTATGATTATTCGAACATTGAAAGATGTTATGGAAGGATGCATATTTGATAAAGTAGATTTTAGTAAGTTTACTGTTTTTGATTTTGAAAAATTATTCTTAGCTTTACGTGCTAAGTCTGTAGGTGAGATCGTTGATTTAGAACTTAAGTGTCAAGATAAAGAGTGTAATTCAGTTACCCCAATATCTGTAAACTTAGAAGAAATAAATCTATCAGATCTTCCAGAAAGTAACACTATTATCATAGATAATGATATAGGCGTTACGCTTAGATATCCTGGAATTCAGGATGTAGGAAAATATGATGAAGAACATCTTCAGAAAGCTGAAG